CCCCCCACAAGGTTATTTCAATGCGCCGCGCGGTCAGGTTTTCACGCCAGCCAACCACCACGCCGGTAAAGCCGTTATCGAACCCGAACGCCGGATAGGTGACGCGGCCAATCTGGCCAATTTCCACTTGGCCCAGCAGCCGGTCCGTCAGCACCCGCACCATGCGCGGGCCAGCTTCCAACACCGCGCGCCATTTGGCGGCGCGGGCCAGGGCTTCCGCTTCGGTCCAATACGCAGCCGGGAAGGCGATTTCGCGCTGCTGCGCCACGCGGGAAGTGATGACGCTGCTTTCCGCCCGGGCGAAGCTGCCTTCCTGCCCCAACCGTTGCCGATCGGCCGCCGATACCGCTCCCGCGATATTGGATAGCGGCGCATAATTACGCTGCCACCGCACTGCCACGGCGCGCGGCAAGGGGCGCAGATTGGCAGGCAATGGCAAAGGCTCACAGGCCAGAATGCAGGCTGAAGGTAGATCGAATTGCGCGGTGTCTGTCGCCAGCGGATCAGCCAAGCGAATACGCCCGCCGCGCCCGGATGCCAGCATGGCGCCTGACCCGGCCAGGATTTCTTCCGCCGCCGCAAGCGCGCTGGTGACGGTAGCCGTCTGGTGAAAGCCAATAATGCCGGGCAAGTCCACTTCGGCGAAACCCCAGGCGGTATCGTCAAATTCGCTTTGCGCGTATCCCGCGCCCAAGGTTTGCAGCATCCGGCGCAACACGGTGCCAGTGCTATTCACATAGAAGGGCACGTTATCGCCGCGCAAATCGGCGGTCACGTCGCCATCCGGCGCGCCGCCAAGCTGGAACATGCCAAGCGCCGGCCAATCCCGCGCCTGCCCCACGGTTGGCGTGCCTGCCGTGATGATAGCTTGCGACACGCCACGAATGCGCACTACGTCATGGCCTTCAACCGCGCGCCAATGGCTTTGATAGGTTGGCAGACTGCCCGCGCCCAGATCCACATTCCCCAGGAACACAGGGGCGATATTGAACACCTGGCCAAGCGTGACGGGCTTGGGCCTGCCCTTCAGTTCGGCGCCGCCTTCCTGCCCGCCGGTGCCCTGATACAGCACCGCCTGCAGGGGCGTGGCCATGCGTTCCGTCATGTCACCAAGCGCCATACGCGCGGCGAATTCACCCGTGCGCTCTATGCTGCGCAGCACGCCCGTGAAAGGCACGGCGGCGCTGGCAAGGGTGGTGCCGAAATCAGTTGCACGGGCATTCACCACGGGCAGCGATAGCACCCGCACCGCGCGACCATCCGCCACGCCATACCGCGCCAGATCGGCGCTGAAGCCGTCCCCATCGGCCAAGGCTACCTCCGACACCGCAAGGGCCACGCGCCCGCCCACGGCCAGCGCATCGGCGGCGGATTGGCCAATTTCAATATCCCCCAGGATGCGCGGCTCAAAATAGGTGGTCGCAGGCGTATCGCTTGCCGCCGAGACAAACCCGGCCGAGGCAAGGCGCAGCGTGGCAATGTTTTGCGGCGAGACAAACGCATCTGGGATGAAGGCTGGCGTCAGCGCGCCTTCCGCTTCAAAGCCAATCATGATGGCGCCGTGATTTTGGTTTCGATTTCCACCAGCAGCACCACCGCGCCGGGCTGGCCGCCAAGCGTCAGCGCGGGCCGCGTGGCCAGGCCCGCATTGGACATGCCCGCCGCAAGGATGGCCGGCGCGTCCATGCCGGGCGCGTCATCTCCGAACATTGCCAGCCCCCTTCAAGCGCAGCGTTGTGCCCCACCAAAGGCCAATGGCAGCGGCCAAAACCGCGCCGATGAACAGCAGCGCCAGCCCTTCGGCAATCGCCACCGCTACAGCCGCGCCGCTGGTGACGAAAAGCGCATCCTGCACGCAATCGCGCGCCGTGGCCCATGAAGGCGCGCGGCAGAAGTCAGGCAGTTCCTTTGCCAGCGCATAGCCCAGCGCCGCCGTGGCGAAAGCCCAGCCGGACGCAAGCACGAACAGCAAGCCGCCCGCGATAACCGCGCCAATCATGGCGTGCGCCATTTGCCCGGCGCACCACAAAAACCACTGGTCACGTTGCGCGCTTGGCGTGTTGAGTTCCGCCAGAATTAGGCGAAGCATTTTCATCAAACACTTATTGCCGACGCTGCAACGAACATCTCATCAAGCTGCGCATCAGTCAGATTGAGTTGCGCGCCAATGGCCGCAATCAGGGCCGAGTCACGCGGGAAGCTGGTGGTGTATTCCCATGCCTGCCACGGTATGCCGCCCATAGCGCGCAAGGCGTCGTCCACATCGTCAAACAGGCTGCGGCCTTCCGCACTACCCGGCATACTCATCAGCAGCGCGCGCGCTTGGAAGTTGGTAACTTGCCGGAACCTATGCGGCGGCTCATCGGGCGATGGGATGATTTCAATCGCATCCATGCCACCAGCGGCGGCGATGGCTTCCACCAGGGGGTGTTCGGAAGGCCTGGGAATGCCGATGCTGTGCTTATGCGCCTGCACGGCGGCCATATATGCTTCCACCCGTTCTGCGAGTGTTGGGCCAAAAGCATCAATCGCCGCTTGCGGGATTTGCAGGCGCGGCGCGGTGTTGTCTGGATTTTCCATGGATTATGCCCCTGCGAAAAGCGCGTAAGCCGCCATCATGGCAGGCGGCATATTGGCCGCCGCACCGCCTGCGAAATCATTGATGGTGATAGCTGGCGTGGCATTTGCGATGGTGATGCCGGTTGTCGCGGTATTAGTCGTGGAACCTGCGTAACCGAAAGACCCACCCCCCTGAAAACCGCTTGCTGATGACACTGTGTTCCCAGGCAACGTATGCGCGTGCCCCGGATCTGTAATGGTGTGATTATGCGCCGCCTGTGACCCCGTATGACCGTGCGTCCCAATCCGTTCATCGCCACCCGCCGCCCCAAGCGTGGCGCCCGCAATACCCGAAACGCCACTGGTAATCCGGTTCGCAGCCGTGCCGCCAAGATTATCCAGCGCGAACAAGCCGCGCCCGCGAATATCTGGCGTGCCGAAAGTAGTGCTGCCATCGCCCGCGCCGTAGGTGGTGCCCAGCGCGCCGAACAGCGCAGCGAAACTCGCGCGCGATAAGTTCTGGCCATTGGGCCAAACGCAAAGCGGCGGCAGGGTGCCAGCAGCAAGCGGCACATATTCGCCAACCATGCGGCCAAAGCCATGGATCATGGCGGTCCAGCCAGCGCCATTGCGCAATGCCTCCGCCGTCATGCCAGGCGGTAGCACCAGCACGCTTAGGCCGTTGATGGTCTCAGAAGCATTCGGGTCAATCGTCAGCGCGGCAGACCCGGCATTACGGATCAGCCAGCCCGCGCCATTCGGCACCGTTGCCACTGCCGGCAGATTAAGCGTTGCAGCGGAAGCGCCGCTGAACACCACCGTGTTGCCCAAATCTGCCAGCGCCAGCGTTGCCGTGCCGGAAATGGCCACCACTTCCCGCGCGGCGGGTTCAAACACGGCGAAGACATCCTTGGTGCCGGCAGGCAGCGTCACCAGCGAACCGGCATTGCTGGACGCCAGCACGGTAGCGCGCGTCAGGCTGCCCGGCGTGCCGCCGTCGAAATCGCCATAGCCAATCTCAAAACCCGTGGACCATGAAATGCAATACATGATGCGCCGGGCGGATGCGCCGAAGGCCGCGTTGAAGCTGCGCGCATTGGTCGCCGCCGCGTTCAGCACCAGCGTGCCGGTGCCTGCGGTGTCCGTCGATTGTTTGGCCCGAAAAGCCGGAATTGGCATGGTGCGATTTCCCCTTAGACGCTGGCGCGGGCCAGCAAGGCTTCATTCTGTGCGGTCAAGCGGCGCAATTCCGTCAGCAGGTTGCGCAGCACTTCTGTCTGCATGTTGCCGGTGCTGATCACCGCCAATTCCAGCCGATCCGCGCCCGCCACCTGGGCTTCCAACAGCGCGCCAAGGTTGGCCGGGTCACTGCCTGGTGCCGCAGTGCGCAGCGTGCGGGCAACGTCCGCCACCAGTTCCGCAAAGGAACCGGACACGCCCAGGAATTCCTTGGCGATGGGCAACGCGATTTGTGCCACGCGTGAGAATTCCGCCAATTCTTCCGGCGTCGCCCCATCCAGTAAGGGCCGCTGCGCTGCTGATAGGCTGGACAGCGCCGCGCCATAGCGCGCTTCAAGCGGCAGGCCGCCCAAATCGCCAAGCGTCAAGCTTTCAAGCAACCCCTGCGAAATGCCGCGCATCTGCTGGTCAAACTGGCGAATGACCGCAAGGCGTTCATCGGCAATTGTCTGTTCCAGCGTCACCACGCGGCGGCGGTATTCATCGCCGGTTTCTTCCAAGCCGTATTGGAAAAGCTGATCCCGGAAAGCGCGTAATTCGGCTTCCGCCCGCAAGTCGAATTGCGTCAGCGTGGCGTTGCGATTGTCGCCAGACAGCACCATGCGGCGCGCGGCCAAAGTCCGGTCGATAATATCCAAGTCCCGCGCGCGGTCGGCTTCAAGTTTGGCCACACGTTCGGCGCGTTGAGTTTGCAAGTCTGTTTCGGCCAGGCCCAAATCCTTGGCGCGGGTAATGGCGTCATCATAGGTCTTGGTGAGCGCTTCCATGGCGTCTTTGAAAGCGCTGGTTTTTTCCACCGCCTTGCCCAGCGGCTCGAAAATCTGCACCACGAAATCAGCCGCCGAAAGCGCTTCCTCAAGGCCCGCACCGCGCCCGGCCAAAGTGCCGAAGGCGCGCATCTGGTTGGCGTTTTCGCTGCGAAGCTGGCCAACCAATGCGCTCAAGGACAACTCACGCGGCGAACCGGAAGCCTGGCCAAAGCCAACCGCCGCTTGCCCAGGCCCTGCGAAGGTCAGGCCGCGCGCGCTGGTTTGCGCGTTGATGGCGTTAAGCTGTTCCTGCACCGCAGCCGTAGCGCCGCCCTGGTCCCAGCGCTTACCGCGCGCGCCGGTGATGGTAAGCTGGCCATTGGCATCTACACCAAGGAACACATCGCCACCCGCGCGGGATGCGTTGCCTCTGGTGGTAGGGCCGAATAAGCCGCCGATGGTGCCGCCGATAGCACCGCCAACCATGGCGCCAACAGGGCCCCCAATCAGAAAACCGCCAACAGTGCCGATGCCCGCGCCTATCGCGCTCCCAGCCGTAGGATTTGCCGTGCCCCGAATGCCGCCAGAAATACTACCGCCCAACATACCAAGCCCAAAGCCTGCGGCTCCAGCGCCGAGCGTTTGTCCAACAGTTACCCCAGGCAAACCAACTGCGGCTGGTGTGGCAGGCCCCATCATACCACCCGGCATGGCGGCAAGCGCGCTATTGGTAGATGAGGCTAAGGCAGCCTCACCAAAAATTGGCGTAGCTAAAAAGCTACCAAACCCAGCGCCAGCACCGCCGATGCCAAGCATTTCCATGAAGCCTCCACCACCGCCCATGCCACCAACGCTGGGAATGAAAGAGGTGATAGAGCCGACGCTAAAGCCGCCATTCGCAGGCGCTCCGGTGCCGGCCGCCGCTGTCCCACCGAACCCAAACGCGCCCATGATTGGCGTCACAACATTGGAGACAATCGGCTGCACCACAGGCCGGATGACAGCCTCCGCCGCGATGCGCGCAAACGTCCGCCGCACCATTTGCAGCATACTCTCCATGAGACCCGCAAACCCGCGCCCGGTGTTGCTCCAAAGCGTTGCGAAGCTGTCCGCTGAATACCGCACTATGTCATCGGTGATTTGCCGATTAAGGCGCTCGCGTTCCTGCAAGGCGCGTTCTTCGGCACGCAAAGCCTCTTGCCGCGCGCGTTCTTCTTCGCGGCCCTGACGCTCACGCTCGCGCTGCGCCTCGCGTTCCGCCTCGCGCTGCAAGCGCAACGCTTCGCGCTCTGCTTCGCGGTTATTCGTTCCTCGGCCAGTATTTGGCGCAGGAGGACCATATTCTTCCGTCCCAACAACGCCAGCGTTTTGCGCGCGGCGGAGCGCTTCATTCAATTCACCGATGCGAGAGTTTTGCCGTGTAATATCGGCTTCAAGCCCGATAATGCGCTGCCGCAAGGGAAAGAGCGTGCTTTCGTCCTGCCGCTGAAATTCGTTAGCGCGTGATCCAGTCCGCGCGCGAATTTCAGCATCACGGCGCGCAATGCGTTCTTCCGCTTGACGCAATTCCTGCTGCGCCTGCGTCAATTCCAGCGCGTTCCCCTCATTGCGCTGGATTGTCATATCAAGCAATCGCTGAGCATTCGACGCCAACTCCGCCGATTGCCGATTGGCGGCTTGCGCGGACCGCTCAGCCGCAGTCAAAAATAAAGCGTTGATTTCTTCAATAACAGTCTTGACTTCTTCAGCAGCCCTCTTCATGCCCCCAAAGTTTTCTTCCATGCGCTTCGTTTCTTTTTCGGAGTTATCTCCCATAAAAAGAAACTGCGAAGCCAAAAGGCCAACCGTCACCACCGCCCCCGCAATGGCGCCGCCGGTCCCAAAGATGCCAGCGAATTGCGCAAACTGGACACCAAACGCGGTCAGGGCATTTTGACCCATGCTGACTTGCGTGGCGAAATCCTGGATTTGAAAACCAGCCTGCCCCATAGCCTGGCCAAAGCGGCCCGAGGATCGCGTTGCATTGTCATTCGCCGCCGCGAATGTGTTTTGCTGATTGGTCGCGCCGAGTAGGATTTGGTTGCGGCGCTCTTCCACCGATATCTGCTGCCCAACCTTGGCGATATAGGTATCGCGTGCGGTATTGGCGCGAGCGATCAATTCATTGGCCCGCTGTTGCGTTGTTTGGCCGCGCTCAACGGCGAGGTTCACCCGCTCGATCTGCCGCGCCAGCGTTTCATCAGCGCGCGCCTTGGCCTGGGCCATTCGCGCGCCAGAATCAAGCCGCGCTTCGAGTGCCTCAAAGCTTTGCGACACCCGCCGCGCGCGCGTCTCCACCACCTCGGACGACTGCCCAAGCTTCTCCATTGCCTGCGCCGCTGCATTGGCGCCTTGGGTCATTTGGTCATTGAAGCGGGCGGTATATTCGGCAGTCGTAAGCTGCGCTACCTGTGCCATGCCTGCCGCCTCCTATACATCACGCCAGCGGAATATCACCGCCGGGTAAGTCATCATCTCACCGGGATTGGACATCCGCGCCCGCCGAAAGCGCCGCCGCGACACTACGCCGCCGCGCATTCTGTATGGCGCGGGCGCCGGCCCGCCTGGAAGTTCAAGGAAGTCATGAGACACCATCAAGCCGGGGAAGCGCCTGCGCAGCGCGTCAGCACAAAGCCGCGTAGTGCTGCGCTGCAAGCCGCCGGCCATTTCAAGCTTTCGGTGATAAGGCTGAGTGTTGACGATATACACTTCGGAGCCCGCCGGAATATCGCGGAAATCCGCATTCCAGGCGCGGCCATCCACCAAGACAAACCAGCTTTTGCGATAACGGCCCGTCCTGAACGGAGAGCGCGCGATGCAAAAGCCAAGCGCGAAAGCAACCGCTTCAGCCAAGCCGTTGAAACGATAAACGATAGTCCCTTGCGGTTTGACAGTCTCCGGCGCCGCGCCTTCACGCCCATCAACGAAAATTGTGTAATCCAAAGGCGCGCGGCGCGCATTCTGCAACCGCGCAACATCCGCCCGCGCGTAACTGGCAAGCGCTGCGGATTGCGCTTGCGGGGTTAGGTGCTGGCCCACAAAGAGCTTGACGGAGCGTGAAAAGCTCATTTGGCCGCCCTCACCTTCTCCGAATGAACCGCGAAAAACTCCGCATCAATCAAGCGAAGACCTTCTAGCAGTAATTCGCGGTCAGCACCATAAATGCCGCGATGTTCGGCCCATGCCAGCGCGGCGCGAAATGGCGTCTCGCTCGGCATCATTGGCCCCATGCCGCCTGCAATCCAAGGGCGTTCACTTGAAAGCCCCTGCCACGCGGTCCAAAGCCAAAGCAGATCGGGATTAAGGGCAGGCGGTTGCGCTTCATCATCGCCAAGCGCTTCGATTATTCCTGCGGCGCGGCTCCACCGGAATTGATGGGCCGCGAATTGCCGGAGTTTCCCAAGGCTTCCTCACGGTCTGCCGCGCGGCGCTCAGTGGCCAGCGCCACCGCCTCACGGGCCATGTCAAGCAAAGGCCGGAAGCGCTCGGTGAGGGCCATCTCGCGGTATTCCTGAATGGTAATTGGCCCTTTGTCGCCTTCAAGGTTTTTGACGCCAAGCACCAAACGCGAAAGCACCAATTCATCTTGCGCGCGTTGCACCATGGAGGGCGGCAGGCCATCGAAGCCTTGTTTGTTGTTCTTGATCACACCTTCTTCCCTGGCGCGGCGCAAAAGCTTGCGGTAAGCAGCGCTTTCAGCATCAAAGAAGGCCGCGTCCTTCGCCTTCACCAGCAATTCAAGATCGAGCGTTTCGTCCGGCTTAATCCAGACGCCATCGGTAAGCGCTTCAACGTCGCGCTCAAGCATATTCAGTTTCGTAGCCATTTGCGGTTTTACCTTTGCGGGATTGGCGGGTTGCGGGCAAAAGAGGCCGATGACACCCGCCATGCCACCGGCCTCGCTCCGCGCGGGAGCATCGCGGCAGTTATGCCGCGATCTTGTTAGGCGGCGAACCGATCAATCTGAATGGCGGGCAATGCGAGATCGTTGCCGCCTTCAATGTCGAAGCGCGCCAAAATGGCTTGGTTTGGCCCACCGACCTGAATGTTTGGGTTCATCAGGTTTGCCCCCGGCAAGGTGAAGATATAGCTATTTCCGGCAGAGTCACGCTTGCGCCAAGACACGCGCGACCGCGCCTCGCTTTTGAATAGCGCGTATTGCGTGAGGTCGCGGAAGTAGAGTTCAATCTGCCCGGCGACTTGCACTTGGCCCCACCGCGCGCCCTGAGCGGTGGCGCTACCCATACCGTAATCCATGCCAGCGCCTTCACGGGAGACCGTCAGCGCCACGGAATTGACAGCGGCGGTCAACGCCGTGTCATCAATCTGAACGCCACCAAAGGCCGCCACGCTGTCAAAGAAGCCGCCCGTAGGCGCGGCGTTAACCGTTCCGTTACCGGCTGCGGCAATCGCGCTCACTTCATCGCGCGCGGCGATGTTCAGGCTACCCGTGAAAAATTGTCCCGTGCCGCCAGACAGCGACAGCGAAGACACCATCGCGCCTGCATAGCGCAGCCAAAGCGCAGCGGCGAAGCGGTTTTGCAGGTGGAAGCTTTTCACTAGGTCGCCATTGCGCAGCATCCCGGCATTGCGGACAGAAGCCGCCGTGCCAGCCGGGGTTTCAGTGCTGGCGATGGTGCGCGCCGCAAGAATGAGGCTTTGGTTATTCGTTTTGGTGGCAATGCGATAATAGCCATTGTTAGCACCGCTGCCAGCCGTAAAGCCGCGCAATTCAATCCACTGGCCTTCGACCAAGTTCTGAAACTTGTTCGACGTGGTGGAGGAAAGCACATTTGTGCCGGTGGTGACGGTAATGTCAGCCGCAACGCCCGCGATGGTTTGCGATGCGCTCCAATCACCGCCAAGCGCGCCAGCGAAGAAATCATCAAACGTGCCATAGGACAGATTGAAATTGATGGCGCCGCTGGCCTGTTCGCTTTGTGTCACGGCTGGCGACACGCGACGGCTGCCAGTGATTTCATTCGGGCGGGTGCGAGCCTTGCTGCCGGATAGGCTTTCGCTGGTGATGCGAAGCGCGGTGAAGGCGCTATTCGGCGCCGTCCCCCAGGTTGCTTCCGGCACATAAGACAACGTCGTTTCAGTCGTTTCAATGCCGGCCTGATAGCCGGTGACAGAACCGCTCATGATCAATTCCTTTTCAGGTTCTGCGGCTGGGCCGCGTTGAAGCCCGCGCTATGCAGGCCTGTCGGTGTAAACCCACTCAATCGTGACAGTGAGAACCCACCATTTGCCGTCTTCGGACGGAACGCCCGAGCCGACGCTTGCGCGACGATAGACGGTATATCCGACCACGCCGCGATAGATGTTCGCTATGTCCTTGGCGATTTGGCGCGCGGTTGCGCTGCCCGTGCCAAGCGGCACGATGACATGAACGATGAACGTGCCGCGTTCTTCCCACGCGCCATTGCCAAGTTCGATTGGTTCCAGAATGTCGCCATCGGCCTCCACAGAAAGCCAAGGCGCCAGATCAGGCGTGGTGAATGCCTCATTCGGCCACTCGATAGGATAGGGCAGCGCGGCGGCGGTAAGCCGATCACGCGCATCGGTCCAAGGCGCCGGGGTCATCCGCCACGCACCCAAAGCTCATAGGATGTCAGGTTGTCGCTCACCATGCGCGCGTGAACGCCCAAGACTGCCCAGCTTCGGCCATCTACCAGCACGAAATCGCCTTTTGCTGGTGCCAGATTGGAAAGCGGTTCGGCGTCAATAATCAGCCGCGCATCGCCGTTCATCACGCCGCCCGTGATTTCTTCCGGCGAAAACTGCCGCAGATAGCCATTCGCGCTAGCCTCCGTGAATGTGGTGCCCGTGCCGATGCGCCGCCTGAGTGTCACCGGACGACCAAAGCGCGTCAGAATGCGCGGCACGGCATTGACGATGCTCATGCGCTCATTTTCCGCCACGGTTGCAAAAGCGTGATGGCCTGCGCCGGCAGGGCATCCGAGACTGAGCGGGGATCGAGATAGGATACAGACCCAACGCCATCGGCGCTTTCGCTGCGAATATGCGGATCACGGCCCCGGCTGGAATGGATGGCCTGCAAGACGATAAGGCAGGCGCGCTCAATGTCTTGCGGGAGATCGGTCAGCAGCGCATAGCCCGCCGCATAGGTGACCTGCACCACCGCCGCACGCCATTGGATGCGATAGTCGCCCGAGAGGCGATAAAGCAGCGAGCCGTCGAGTTCATAGTCAGTCGCGGCAAGCGTGGTTCCATCCTCAATGACTGAGGTGATGGCCGGCGCAATGTCCCGGTCAAGAATGATGCACGGCGCGTTTACGGCGCGTTCAGTCTGCCGCACGGTTGCCCGGCCAAAGCCTTCCGGGCGCCCGCAATACCGCGCGCATACGTCCGACGCCTGACCAATGAGTTCCTGCAAGCCAGTGGTGGCCGGCGTGCCGTTCAAGACAAGCTCGCGCTCCGCCGTGGCGGTGACGGTCAAGGCATTGGTCACGGGCGGCGTGATGACGGTGATCATGAGCGATCCTCAGCCGGGGTGAACGCGCCGCGCGTCGCGGCAGGATTGGACGCGAGGCGCCCGGTTGCCGGGGTGAACGGCCCGCGCGGGGTGGCGGTTGCGCCAGACACGCGGGCAGAGCCCGGCAGAAAGGCGCCAGCGGCTTGCATAATGGCGGCAGGGGCGAGAGCTCCGCCAAGCGCAGAACCAGCCAGAAACGCGGCAGAAGCGGCAAGCGATACGCCCGGAACATCGACGCCGATAACTGCGCCGCCCGTGATGATGGTCGCCGCCGCCTGCCATTGGCGGCTGGGCACCACCGCGCCACCGGCTGCCTCGCCAGGGATAAACAGAGTTGCCGCCGCAATAGTCGCACCCGGCGCGGTGACGCCGCCCGTGGCACTTGCCGCGCCTGGGGTAAAGCTGGTGTCCGCTTGAAGCGTAGCGCCGGTTGCGATTGCCGAGCCAGCCGCCGCGCCCTCGATGAAGGATGCGCTTGCGGTAAGTGTCGCGCCAGACGCTACAGCCGCGCCGGTAGCCGCGCCGGAGAGGAGCGACGTTGACGCGGTGAGTGTGACGCCCGGCGCCGTTGCGCCGCTTGCCGCGCTTGCCGCGCCAGGGTCAAAACTTGCCGACGCGGTAAGTGTGACGCCAGGCGCAACGGATTGCGCAGGCGCCAGAAACAGCGTCAACAAAGACATGGGTTATTCGCCTTCGCCGCCTGGGTCTGGCGCAAAAACAGGCCCGCCAATTTCACCATCGCCGGCCGTCTGCATTCTCGAGGAATGCTCTTGCGTCACCGCGCCCGAAGCAACTTCGACGCCAAAGCCATTCACCACAATGGAAGATGCCAGGGCATAGGGGAACTCCACCACCTGGCCAGCGGCGTATCTAATGGCATCGACTTCGCAAGGCATTAAAATGCGGATGAGTGTCATTTTACCCTCACGCGAAGAACAGATCGCCCACAACATCGTTAAGCCCAACCGCCGTATTGTCGGTATCCGCCGCGCCGGCCACGATGGTCAGGCCGATGCCCGTGGCAAAGGCGATGCCACCCTCAATCGTAAACGTCACCGTATCGTTGGGAGGAAGCGCGATCGTTCGCACCACACCCGCGCCGGCGGTTGGCGCTGCCGTTTGGTTGTGGAGCTTCACATACCGGAACGACGCATTCGTGTTGGCCAAGCACCAGCCCAGCACACGGCCCGCGCCTGCCTTGACTACCGTGGCATTGGTGGACGCCGCCGATACAATGTGCGCGCCTGAAGCGGCGCCGGTAGCATTGGCGCGGTATTGCTGGCCCACGTCACCGATTGCCGCCGTGCCAGCCACAAGCGCGGGCTGTGTGAACGATACAGGGGTTGTGCCCTGTACGGCAACCGGGAGCGGGGCCGCACTACCCAAAGGCCGCACGCCAGCAATGTAGGTCGGGACGTTAGCGTTATCTTCAATGCTCAGGAAGCCAATCGTCCAAGTCGTGCTTGATGCTGGAGCCGTGGTGCCATTCTGCGCCCAGATATAGAGATACAATTCTACGTCATCATCTGGAATGTTTTCAATTCGGCTGGCGCGAGTGGTGACGGTCGGCACGGATGCGGATGCAACCAGCGCGTCAGACCAATAGACATTGCGCCCATCCGCCGCCACATTCATCACATGGCCAGGTGCGCCGGTTGAGTTTTGAGATGTCGCGGTGTCGCCGCTATTCCATCCCCGCCGCTGCGCGTCCACGTTTGCAGCGGTTGCGGACGTGCCGGTGTAAAGCGTGCGAATGTAATTCCAGCCAAACAGGTCCACCGTGCAGGAACCGCTGGCAGGCCAGCCCGCGACCGTGAAGGTGATCGTATCCACACTTGGGATTGACGCGATGGCGTAACGACCTGGCACGCCCGCCGCGCCATTGATCGCGCCGACGAACATGAACTGCCCGACATTCGTAGCCGTGAAGCCGTGCGCCGTTTTGGTGACAGTGATGGACGTGGCGCTATTGATCGTGCAGGCCAAGCCCTCGCCGATCACGTCCGCCAGCATCACATGGAAATTGTTATTGACGATGCGCTGCGACAGGATCGTCTTGTGCCGCTGGATGAACGCGCCCCGGAAACTCGCCACCGACCGCGCCAGAAACTCGCTGTTCGCCGTGGTGCCCGCCGCAACCACGAGGTTGCTGGACGACTGCGAAACCGTGATGCCCGTTCCCAGGCGCCGTTGCGTCAACTCAGGCGCCAGCAAACCAGAACCAGACGCGGCAAAACCCACGCTCCAGATATCCGCCGGCGCCTGACGCACTACCGCACCACGGTCGCCATACAGCGGATGCGTTGTCCGCACGTCCGGCTGATTGGCGGCGGTCGCAGCGCCGGAAGGTAGCGGCAAAGACGCCGCCGACACCGGCATAGGATTGCCGCTGGCAACATCGCCGTCGTTGACACCGTCCGCGCCGAGCGTCAGCTTTACCCGCTGGAATTTTTTAGCTGTGATTTCGTCTGCGGCAATCGTGTCACCCGTGCCGGGCAGAATTACATCATCGGCCATTTCTCAGCCTCAATTCTGCAAGCGAACCGTGGAAGCGTTCAGCGTGAACGTGCCGCCGCTTGACACAACGTCCGAGCCAAAGTCATTCACCGCAATCAATTCATCAGCACTCGCAGCACCACCGCGCGAGACGTAATAGACCGCCTTACGTGCGGTGATGGTGGAGCTAGGCCAGCTTACCTGCCCGAGCGCAATATCCACGCGGTCATTGGCGGTGTCTTTCGTCACCGTCACCGCAGAAGTGACGCCGCCCGCCGTGTAGCCGGTGCCAGTCACCTCATTCGTGATATCGCTGCGCTTGGTGTGCGTGTCTTTATTTTCGGCATAGCTGGAAGTGGTCAGCAAAACCTTGACCGTCACCGCGTCAATATCAATCACGCCGCGAATGACATCATCCCAAAAGGAATTGTAAATCAGGCTTGCCATTTCATTTGTCCTTTCGCGCCAGCATCACCGCAGACCCTTGAATTGCAGAAAGGCGCCGGCTGCGATTGCGCCCAGGGTCGCCATTGTCATGGCCTTAACAACTTGGCTCCACACAGTCTTTTTGGTGGAGCGCCATGCGTCGAGTAAATTTCGCAGTTCCTTCATATCGTCGCCGGCGCTTTCGTCATGCAACCCGACAGACTGCAACGCTTCCCTAGCGCCCTGTTTGGCCGCCCGGGCAATCATCTGCTCAATCACTTCGGGTGACATGGCGCGACGCTCTTCCGGCATGGATCAGCCTTCGGCTTTTTTCTTCGCCTTCGGTTGGCCGGGCACTTCTGCCCAGCCTTCCCGAATGGCTACCGCCGCGAGGTCACCGCGGACGGTATCGCCCACGGCAAATTCGCGCCCATACACTTCGCCGTCCGGCGCCCCGATAAAGGGCGCCGTAACGGTTGCCACAACCTCAGACATTAGGTGGCGGCAATCTTCAGCAGCTTGATCGCCTGCGAGTTGCGGATGCGCCCGCCAACACGCTTGCGGATGTAAAACTGCACGAAGCCAGGCAGGGTGATTTCATCGCGCGTCATACGCATGCCCACGCGATCCGCAATCAGGTAGCCCTCACGGAAATCACCAAAGGCAATCGGAAACACGTTGGCGGCAACCGCCGGCATGTCTTCCGCCTCAGTGATCGGGTAGCCGATGAAGGTTTCCGGCTGATTGGCCGAAAGCGACGGCTGCCACAGATACGCGCCAGTGCCAGCGCCTTCGCGATACTTGCGAAGGGCAGACAGCACCGCCTTCGTGGTGACAAACCGCGCATTCGCGCGATAGCGCGCGCGCAACGCATAGACCAGATCATAGAACGTATCAGCGCTGGTCGGCAGCGCCGCTGCCTGGCCAGAAGCGATATACTGCAACGTGCCGAAGGCGCGCGAGGCGTCAGCAGTCGTTACAGGCGTCGGGCCATTCAGGAAGCCAGTCGGGCGGTTGGTGCCGTTACCGGCCACAAAAGCCGCGCCTTCGCCCTGAGCGATGGCTTCAGCCGCGCTCGTGATCAGCCAATTTTCGACGTCAAAGAAAAGATCATCCAAGCTTTCTTCCGACGCGCGCGGGCGGGCAGAAGCAAGGCCGAAGGTCGGCGCCACTTCGGCCAGGTCCGGCGTGTTGGTTTGGTTGCGCGTCGCCGCCTCGCCAAGCCATTCAAACGTCGCGCCGTTCACGTCGAACAGTTCCTTGTAGTCAGGGCTGCCCACCGTGCGCACGGTCGCAATCTGACGGATCGGGGAAATGTCCACAGACAAGCGCGCAATCTGGCGCTCGATCACTTCCGGCAGGGCAAAACCACCAGCGGAGCCGGTGGAAGTCACCGTCTGAGCGGCGCGGGTTTCAAACCCATCGTCGTTCATCGCGCGGGTTTGCAGCGCCTTCGCCGTTTCGCGCATCCGCATTTCGGCGCGCGGGTCGCGGGGATTGCGCACCCAACCGAGGAAGGCGTTGCGATAGGCCAGCGCTTCCGGGCTATCGTTATCGTTGGCCGTGCCAGCGCCACCCGGACGCGCGGCGCGGGTTTCAGCCTGTTCGATGCGCTTTTTCATTTCCGCCTGGGCATCAAGCACCGCGTCGATGCGCGAAAGCTTTTCGTCCAGAAGCGGGTCGGCAGCGCCGCGCTTGGCGATTTCGGCAAGGCGCGCGTCATTCGCGGCCTTGTATTCTTCAAAGGCAGCGCCGATTTTTTCAATGGCGCTGGAAAGAGCCTCAGACATGAGGAGTTCCTTTCAGGATCAAGATTGCAGGGAACGCAGCAGCTTTTCGGCTGCCCGGTTTGCGCGTTCGGTTGC